CGTCTTTCAGTAAAAAACACACGCGGCGAGCCAGCGCTGCCGCTTCGTCCATCTTCGTTCGTTGCTGCGGCCAGCGGGTCCCCGCCGACCTTGATCGTTTGCATCAGCGCATCAAGTCGCCGGTCGGCTTCGCTGCCGCCGTCGCGCACGTTTTCCTTTGTGCGCTCGTCGCTGAAGAAACTTACTATTGGACCCAAGAGCGACGCTCCCATTTGTGCCACGCCACCAACGGTCGCAGATGTTTCCTCCTCGTCCGCCGCTTGCATCGCCTTCGCCTGCGCTTGAGCGAATGACTCACGGTTTAGTTGATCTTGAAACCGCTGCGTCGCAAGTTCCTGTTGCTGGAAACCGGCCTGCGTGTATTGCTGCGCCAAGCCAAGCGCAGCCGCACGCCGCGCGGCCTCGTCCTGCGCTCGCAACACGGCGGCTTGACCTCGGCCCACGCCCTCGAGCTCTGCGCCAGCCTGGCCGGCAGCTCGAGCGGCCATTGGGTTGAACCCTCGCCGTCCAGCCTGCGCCATGCCAAGCTGCTGTTGCTGCGCAATGCCCTGCCACATTTGGCCCTCGGCACCGCTTGTGGCCTTGAGGCCAGCAAGATCCATCTGCGGCTTGGCAAGCATCGACTGCTTTGCCTTGGCGTAATTTTCTCGGTTCTGGCGCTCGTATGGATCGCCATACCACTCGGTAGAGCGCGCGGCCTCGCGCTTGATTTCCGCCTCGCGCTCGCGCTCAACTCGGCGTTCTAGGTCTGCTTGTGGGTCGTCAGTGAATGGCATTGGCTACGTCCTTACTTTTGTGCCTTCGCGGCACCCGCAAGACCCGACGACACGGCTTGACCCAGCCCGAGATACATGTTGCGCGTGGCCGCCGCTTGGCGTTGCGCGAGCTGAATGTCGCCGCTGACCGCCGCCTGCGCCGCCTGCTCGATGGCGCGTTGCCTCTCAAGGTCAATGGCCTCCATTTGCTGGCCGTAGCCCGTTTGACGCATCTGCGCTTCTCCGCCAATTGCGCGGCCTTGTTGAAGCTCGCCAGCACGACCCATTGCGCCTTGCATCGACACTTGGCCAGCTTGCTGGCCGCCAGCAAACATCGCTTGCCTGGCCGCGAGCGGGTTACCGACAGCCGCTGCCGCTTGCTGTGCGGCAGCCTGTCCAAGCGCCAGCCGTTGCTGCCCGATGGCCTGCGACGTTTCGCCTGTTTCCATGCCGCGCTGCACCGCTTCGGCAAGGCCAAGCTCTTGACGATACCGATTCTCCATATCGGTGCGCATCTTGTGACGTAGAACGTCCTCGTAACTGCCACCGAATTCGCGACGCTTCTGGGCTAATTGCTTTTGCGCGTTGGCGTAATACTCCGCAGCGGTTTCCTCTTCGCTTTGGAAAAGGCGCTCCAATACACCAGGTGTTTCCGTCTCAACGGCCATAGTCAGTTCCTTTGTTGCGTTCCAGGCTTGTAAAGCCCGCGCTTCCCGCCAAGCTCAACCGTGAAACCGGCGAGCTCGTAGCCTTGGCCGGTTAGTGTACCAGTGTCAGAAGCGTCAGAAATGGCAATCTTGAACGCGGTGCACTTCTGTTGCTTGACCCGCATTTCCACAAGCTCTTGGAGCTGTTGAAGGGCAACTGTTGCGGCGCTCCACGTGAACGACTGCGTGGCCACAGCCGAAAACTCTTGATACAGCGAGATGGTTAGCGCGTGCGGGTCAAGGCTCTTGCACAGAGCGGCGATCTGGCGAATGCGCTGCCAGCCGCTTTGCTGCGCCGCTTGTAGCCACGAGGTTTGCACTTCCATTGGCACGTAGTGAGTGCCGTCGTCCTTGTACGCGGTGTCATCCTCGAAAAACACGGTGCCGAGAGCGTCGAGCACATAGTAGACGCCCTTGTGCAAGCACGCGCCGATAGGGTTCAAAGGAATCGGCACGCCAAACATCGTTTTTTTGGGCGTCCACTCAATCCATGCTCCTTGGTCGAAGTCGAAGCAAAGAATGGTGCCCTGCGTCGCGTTCGGGTCGCGACAAGTGAAGCGGACATGGTTCGCAGCAGGCACAAGCACCGCGCTCGTGATGATCGAGTTGAGGTCCGTGATGTCGCGCACGGGTGCGCCGATGAACTGGATCTGAAGGTCGCGACCTAGGACGAAGATGCCGCTCGGAGCTTGGAAAAAAATGCCAGCAGGGCTCGACACGATGGAGCGCGCATCCACGCAGCCGGTATCGCTGCTCACGAGCTGAAGGCCGGAGTAGTCGTTGCCTCGGCCTCCGTCGTCGGGACCGTTGCCCGCAATGGCGTAGATGTTTGACTTGGTAAAAATTATTACCTTATCGTCCATCTCGCCAAGCCCGGTCACTTGCTCGCCGCCAGGAAGCATGAAGGCGAAGGCGTCGTTGAATTCAGGAGCAAGCGCAAACTCGTTTGCCGTCGTCGGGTCGTAGGGCTTGGAGTACATCACGCGGTCACGCTGGTAGAAGCCAGCAAGCCACACGCGCCTCGATGTCGTTACGACATACGACGCCCCGTCTGGACCTGCCGCCTCAAGCTCCGCGCCGCCTTGCGTATACAGAATGTCGTATGCGCCGCCCTTGTCGCGAATCGCTGGCAGAAACGTCGTGTCTTGCGTGTCGAGCACGTTGCGGGAGGCTTCGACGCAACGACGAAACACACCATCCGAGCCAAGGCGGTAGACGCCCACGCCCCATCGACGCTTATCCTTGCGCTGCGTCGGCCCAAGCGAAAACACCGCGAGGTCCACGGCGTTGTGCATGCCGGTCAGGTTGTGTTGCGTCACCGGCCCAGGAAGCGAGCGCAGTAGCGTTCCCTTTTCGTCGTAGGCTTCCCACGCCGCGCAATAGCTGTACACGCCGTTGGTGAGTAGCCCTCCGGTCGTGTCAAAGCCTTTGGCGACGACGGGTGCCGAGCACCAGCCAAGCTCCTCGGTTGCGTTGCCCGCAAACCAGCTTACGCTGCCGCCGCCCATCGTCGCCGTGCCTCGTGTCGTCGCCTGCTGCGTCGTTGCGCCAGCGTAGTCAAGCGCGATTTCGTCGCACGCTCTGAGCTGGCCGTAGGCCACCGGAGCGTGAGCGGTGATGCGCGTCGTCGCGTACTTGTTCACCGTGTCGCCGCTTGCGTAGACCGATTGCAAGCTGCCAAAGCGCCGCATGGCCGAGGTGCTGTCGTCTACGTTTGCAGCTCCAAAGCTGTATCGGCCAACAAGTCGCGGCCAGCGGTACACGGGCGGCGTAGCTAGCAAGCTTTCTGGATCGCTGATGGCCAAGTCGATGACAGCTTCGGCTGCATAGCCGATAAGCGTCTCAGGGTTTAGGCCAACGCCAGACTGCGTGGAATGGTATGTGGCCGCCGCACAATACGCGCGACCGTTTCTAAACCATGGTTTTGTTACAGCGTGCATGTTGAACAGCGATTGCACGCTATAACTTGCACTCAGCGCAGTGTTGTTTGCGCGAATGCGAATGAAGTCGCCTTGCACCGCAAGCGAGTTTTGTGCTGTGCGCGTCACAAGCGAAACAACGCGGGTTTGCGAAAGATGATCTACCCCTTCGCACACGCCGAGAGAAACAACTGCTTGCGTTGCTCCCGTGCCGGTGTCCACGCCAGTCGTTGCAATCGTCGCAAGCGTCGTTTCGTTCAGCGCATATAGCTCAGTGATCGTGGCATTCGTACCAGCGTTGATTGCGCTTGCGAGAATGTAAACTTGTGACGACGTGGCACCGTAGTTGATTGCTACGTTGGTCCAGTAATCGTAGCCAGCCGGTGGCGAAATCGTGACCGTAGCCGTCTGCACCAAACCAAGCATGGTGTACACGGCGATGACGTTCGTCGTGCCGCCGACAGGTGGCGTCGTGTTGCGAATGTATGCGTAATGCCAGCGCCCGAGAGCTCCTGGGCACGAGTCGTAGAACCTGCGGCCATACGAGCCCTCAAACGCCGGATAATAAAGGTCCAAGTGCTGACGAAACGCCGCTGGAAGCGTTTGGAACGTGGACGGGTTCCAGTAAAGCCACTGAAGCGTTCCGTACCCTGGCGCAAGCAGGTCTGGTCGCTGGAAACCAGCAAACATGAGCGCGGTGCTGGCTACGAGCCGAGCGCCCGTGATGTCTAGGTACTGGCTTGCTGTGTTGGCGTTTACATAGAGCTCCTGCTTGTTGTGGACGATGGTGCCGTCCTTGGCCTCAAGGTTCCACACGAGCGCTGTGCGAACATCGGTAGTATTGCTTTGCACATTGACGACAGCCTGCACGCTCGCCGTGTACCCCTCAAGCTCGCAGAGGTCGCATGACCCAACGCTGCGCTGGTCAGAAAACAAAGCGCGCTGTTGGCCAGTAAACGGCGAAAGCTCGCCACGGTTCCACCAGCTTCCCGGCTGCGAAACGCCGTTTGCTTCCTTGTAGGCGTAAAGCTCGCGATAGCCCCGCACGCATAGTTCCTCGCCAGTCGAAAACAGGCCCTTTGGCGTACCCTGAGACGCTGGGCTTGTCGCCGTCGTCTCGTACATGGTCGTCGGCAAGGCCGTAAACCCGTGCCGCTTCCTCACGGCGTCGTTGCGCCTGTACTCCGCGTTGCGAAGCACCGTGAGCGAGTCAGCCGACCTAAGCCGCTCGTCAAGCCGCTGGTCGATACCTTTTGAAACTGGAATGACAGCTTGTGAGCGAGGCATTCAGAACACCCAGAGGTCAAGAGTGCATGGCGTGGCACTCGCGTTGTTGAGCGTCAGCGTCGTGGAGCTCGAGGCTGACTCGAACACAAGGCCGACGTTGCGAAAGCGCAGGATGATGTAGCCCTGCAACGCTCGCTTGAGGCCGTGCGTGATGACCTTGCTTCCAGAGCCAGGAATCACCACGTCGCGAATGTATTTTCCGTCGTTCCACGGGAAGTTATTGGCGTCGCGGCGTTGCTGGTTAACGGCCCCGGCGAGCTGTTGCTTAACGAAGCCATCAACGCTCGGGTCTGCGCCCTGCTTTGGCAGCACGCGAGCCTTGGTCGTCACGTCACCATCTCCAGTCGTTACGTCGGTACGACACGCCCATGTCGTTCCAGTCGCGCAGCGTATCGCCAACGACCTCGGGCATGCCAGCGTCACGACTGCCCGCAAGCGCGTCAATCTGGCTGTCAAGAATGGCGCGTTGAGCCATGAGCGCTTGCGCCTGCTCGAATGACTCTTCCTTGTTGAGCATGTCGATGGCCGCGCCATAGCATGCCCAATCCTCCCAGCCGTTGACGCCGTCAAATCCGTTCGTGTCCACCACGAACTCGCTGTAGCGCGGCAGGTAATGCAAGGTGAACGTGTAGCCAGTGCGACGAGGCTTCGGGCGAATCTCGAGGTTCTGCCCGATGAGCCGATAGCGGAAGAGGCCCATGTCGTCGCTGGTCAGGTTCTCAAGGTACAGCAAATCTGCAAGCTCCTTGAGGTTGAACTTTGGAACCGGAATGGTCCGCGTGCCGTCGCTCACCATAAGGTTTAGCGCCGACATGAAGTCGTCTAGCGTCGGGTCAAAAAACGAATACTGCGCTTGGTTTGCCACGCTGGGGATGGCAACGCTCTTGGCGTAATACTCGTCGCCGCGCGCAACGATGAGCTTTTGGTAGAGCGCTCGCAGGTTGCGGTGCAGGAGCTGGTCGAGCTCCGCGTCTGTCACGAAGGCCGCTGCCTGGTTGCTTGTCTGCATGTCGGCCATCGCTCGAGCGCGAGACCGCATGGTCGCCATCGTCACAATAGCGGGCATTGCTCACCAAAGCGGCGACCCTGGGAGGAGAGGCTTCCCAGGGCCGCCTGTAAGGGTCAGGAGTCGTAGCCAAAGAACGCCAAAGTGGTCAGCGTTCCAGTCCCGTCGGCGGGGCTGTCAAGTGCGGTGTCCCAAAGCTCAAACAGGATGGTGTTCGAGACGGTTCCGCCAGCAACAACGGTGCGAACGCGAGAAAACAGTTCGCCGGAGCTGTTGTTGTCGGAGACGGCGTGGACGCGGCTGTAGTTGCGCTTGAGCGTTACAAGGTACTGGCCAGTGGTAGCCGGAACCTTGACAACGGACTGCACAATTCCACCCGGATCATCGACGGTAGGAGACGCTGCCGCCGTAACGACAAACGACCCAACCGTGCAGCCCCGCGCGTGAGCGTGGGGCGGGTACATTCCCTTTGCTGTCGTTGCCATATCACGCCACCTTGTAGACGATCTGAATGGTGCAGGCGCCGACAACCTTGCCAGCGCCAGCCTTGGTCACGTTGAGGCTCAGGCGACGCGACGCCGGGACAGCCGACGAGCCAGAGAACAGCGTCTTGGCGACGTTGCTCGCAAGGCCGTTGAGCGACGCCGCGCGCGTATCGGGCGAAGCAATCGGCGTCGCCAGCGCACCACCGGCAAGGTCACCGGAAGCCACGTTGAGCACCGCGTAGTCAGTGTTGTCCGCAGCCGTGGTCGCCTCGGGAAGAATCTTCACCGACTGAAGGACGATATCCGTGTCGGTAAAGAGAAGACGATGCTCGGTCTGCGTGTTCGCCATCGCGTCAGCCGGGAGGCGAACGTGAACAACGCGCGTGCGGAGCGCATAGTCCAAGTCATCCTCGCCGGTCGGCAGGGTGTGAGCAAACGGAGTAACAAGGTCAGTAGCGGGTTTAATAGCCATTTGAATGGTCCTCCTAAGTAGTCAGCTCACACGCCATCGAAGTCGATGAGCACGTTGTCGATGGGGCGATGGCAAATGAGGTTCGAGTAGGCCTTGAGGCGGAACTCGATGCCGTCGCTCGTGGACTCGCGAAGGAAGCGGCGGCCATCCTCCTCGGCAAAGTGCGGAGCGTCGCCAAGCGAAGCGTACTCCCAAGCGTCGCGCTTGGTGAGCAGGCCGTAGGCGTAGGGGCAGTTCGGGTCATCCATGACCATGAGCTGGCCCTGGGGCGTCGAGAGCTGGAAGCCCTGGAAACCAACCTTCGCCTTGCCAGCGCTCTGGATGTCAACGAACGCCTTGGCGGTCATCGACTTCTGGAGCTCGGCAGCGCGCTCGCTGTTCATCCACAGGCAGTCGAACTTGCCGCCAGCGGTGCGACCGCGAGCAAGCGAGTCGAACACGACCTCCTCGATGGTCTTCGCGCCGCCCTTGACCCGCGTGCCAGCAAGGCGCGAGGGGTTGACGGAGCGGTTCACGCCGAAGAAGTTGTCCGCGACGCCGGGGGCAGTCGGGGGAACCCAGGCGAACACGCCGCTGATGCAGTTGGACGCGCCAACGCCAGCAAGGAAGTCGCCGTCACGACCGAGAAGGTCGGTCGCAATGGGGTTGGGAGCGCCGCCACCAAGGGTCACCGTAAGGGTGCCGAGGTCGAGGTCCACAGCCGTGACGCTGTAGAAGCCAGCATTGATGGCGCCAGCCGCCGACTTGATCTGAAGGACCATGCCGACCTCGAACTTGACGCAATCGCGTCGGTCAGTGAGCGTCACGACGCCGGTACCAGCGTTGTACGCCGAGACCGTGCCGCGAACGCCAGTGCCAGCGCCCCACACCTGGAACGCCGCCGAGCGACCGAACTCGTAAGCCGCCGCGTCCACTTGGGTCTTAATCGCCTTGGCAATCGCGCCCTTGTTCGACTGCGACGCCATCATCGTCTCGTTGTCAATCGAGCCGATGACGTAATCCTTCTTGCGCGTGACGTTGAACTTCACCATCGACGGAACGGACTTGCCGTTGAGCGCCGTCGAGAAGTCGGTGCTACCGCGAATGCCGCTGATGATCGCGTTCGTCTGCTTGGACGAGCCCTCAAAGTCGTAGGACTTCGGAACCCACGCCAGGAACGGAGCCTCGGGAAACCAAATCTCCTCAAGCGAATCCGGGTAGAGAATCTTGAGCGCCGAGCTGAAGCTCGACATGTTGAGCGATGCCATTGTGGACCTCTGAGAGTAAACGGTTGAAGTTACCGCGCACCCTCAGAGGTTTGGCTCACTCGCCGGAAAACAGCACCTTTGCCGCCTCGGCCAGTCGCTCCTCTTGTGAGAGCGCGCGCGACAGGCCGCCATGATTGGCTGCTGCCGCATTGGTCGGAATGTTCCGGCTGGTGCCGTTGCGAGGTTTAACGCCCCTCGATGCGTTGCCCGACTTCTCCGCATGTGCGGCAGGCGCGGAACCAGCCCGTGACGTCAGACTACCATCAAGGCCGTATTCCGCAAGATGGTCCCGCGCAATGTTGTTTACGGCCTGGAGCACCTCAAACCTGCCCACCTCAATTCCTTCCCTGACGAAGTACTGCACAGCGTCGGCAACTCGAGTCGCCAGAGCCTTGTCGCTCAACTGTGCAAGCACTGGGAAGTTGTCGGAGTAGTTTCGCGCAAGGTCCACAAGCGTCGTCGTCTCCGACGCCGTGATTTGCTGCAACTGTTGCTGATACGCAGCGGCCTGCTCCTCTTGAGCCCTGCGGTTCTTTTCCGCGTACAGCTCCGCACGCAAGGCGGCAATTTCCTGTGCTACCGAGTCGTTCGCCTTTGGCTGCTCCTGCTCAAGTTCGCCGTTGATGTAGGCCATTTGCAGGCGCTGCAAGTACTCGCTTGGCCTCATGCCAGCCTTTGCCGCAAGAGCCTCGACAGCGCGAATGGGGCTCGACTGCATAGCCGCCACGACCGCTTCGGCCTCTCGAGCCCGCTCCTCGATAGCAGCCTGACGCGCCTCGAGCTCTTGAGCGCGCTTGGTGTTCTCGCGCTGCGCTCTGCGAGCGGTCGCCCACTCGGAGGCGAGGTCGCGCATCATGTTTCGCGGCTTCTTCTCGCCTTCAACCTCTTCGCCTTCGGCCTTGGCCTCCACCTTTGGCTTCTTGGCAGCAGGCTTCGGCAACTCGGGAAGCGGCTCCTCGTCCTCCTCCTCGTCGCCATCGAACAGGTCTGCCGCAGCGGCGAGCCTGCTGTCGAGCGACTCATCGCCGGTCGATAGTGTCTTGTCTCCCGACTCGACCTCGGCGGGCGCTTCGGGCGCGTCGTTCGTCGCGGGCGGCTCGGCCTGCGTCTCTTGCAGCAATACTTCGGACATGGTGTTTCCTCTCTCTTGTTAGCTTGGCATGCCTGGAGGCCCAGGCGGGACAGGCGGTGCGCCACCGGGACCGGCTGCCAGCATGTCGGGCGACATTGGCGCTGGTGGCATCATTGGCGGCGCAGGCGGCATGGCTGCGGCTTGCAAGAGCTGCACATGCGTCAGGAACTGGCGCAGCAGCTCCACGCGCTCCTCTGGGATGTTGTCGAGCTCGGCGCGCTGAATGGCCAGCGTCGTCTCGCGGAGCGCAAGCGCAAGGTCCATCGTCGGCTCGGGCGGCAGGTAGGTGTTTTCGTAAAGCATGGTCGAGAGCCGCTTATGGATAAGCTCAATCGGCGCGACGATGCGATTGCGAACGCTCTCCAAGTCGGGCACGTCGAGCGCCAGCTCATAGAAGCTTTGCTGGTCAATGACGCCAGCGGCGAGCATCTCCTGCATGACCTGGATTTTTGCGGCAGGGTTCGTCGGGAACGCGGAGGCTGGGAACACGCGAGCGCGGTAGCGGCCTTCCTCGAGGTTGATGTCTTGCCAATGGATCGTATTCGTTCGCGATGGACCGTCGCTCACGAGCACCTCGTGATCTGGATCTTCTTCGGCAATCTCTGCGTGAAGCGTCACCATCCACTTCGCAAGGTCAACAAACAGCGCCTCGTAGGCGCGCTCAAACGCGATGAAACGACGCGATTGGACGTCGTTGTAAACTTGCAGCGCCCTGCCGCTGTTAAGGCCCGCAGGCTTCAGCGACGTGGCCGCAAGTTCCGATGCGCCCATAAGCTTGAATACGCGCGCCTCACACTGCTCAATGTAGGCGGCAATCTGAGGATGCATCACCGCTGGCGTCATCTGCTGCGGAGGCGGTCCGTCATGCTCCACAATCGCGCCCACCTGATTGACCATGTGAGCCTTAACCACGCGCGACTGCCGATTCAGAAACCACAGCGCTGTCGCGTTGAGCCGCATCGACTCGTTCCAGCGTCGGAGCACGCGATTCAACTCCGTCTGCGTAGGCGCAGCGCGCTGCACAAGCGAAATACCCCAGAAGCGTCGCAGCGGCTTCACCGCGCGAATGAAGCAGAACGGCGGCTCATCGTAGGTGTAAGGCTGGTCCATGAGCACAACGTCGTTGATGACGAGGCAATGACGCCCGTCGTCAGCATCGCCTGTGGACGGCAGGTGAATGGCCTCGATGACCTCGACTACATCTTGGCTGCGAGGCCCGTCTGCGTACCACGCATGAGCATCCACGGTCGGAGCCTGCTCGATGCTTGCCGCCTGGTCCGGGTACATTTCGCAGAGCTGCCACTTGTCGAGCAAGTGCCGCACGAAGAACGAGCGCGGCATCACGTCAATGGCTCCCCGGTCGTCCACGAGGAAGTTCGGCGGGAAGATGCGCTCGACAATGACCTTGCTCGGGTCTGCCGGGTTGATGCGAGGACGCAGAATGCCAAGGCCCGTGATGACTGCATCACGCGCCGCCTGCTCGGCTAACTGTTGGACGTTGCAGTAGTCGAACTCCGCGTCGCAGAAATAAGTGAGTTTGCGAGCGCGCTCTTGCTCGAGCCAGTCGCCGCCAATGGTGACGAACATTGGACGTGGCTTCGTCTGCGTGATTTCAGCGATCACCGTGTCCACCGCCAACGCCAGCACGTTTCGCGTGACGCTCGGCTGGGCTCGCAGCTCAATGAAGTTTTCGGGCAGCGCCGTTTCGTCGCCGTAGAGGCAATAGGCTTCGAGCATCTGCGATCGTCGCGCGCTCGTAGCCGTGTCGGTTGCCTTGGCCGCGCCAATGACAGCCGGGGCCAATTCGCTCGCGTCTTTCGTCCACCAACGGTTCGGTGCCTGCATAATGTGCTAACCTACCACGCTCCGGGGAATTAGCCTCGGCTTGAGGTCGCTCCCCTTGCATCAGCGTGTCAGGGGAGCGGCCTTTTTTATTCTTCGCGCTGCTTTGGTGGCCTTCCACGACGCTTTGGTGCGCCATCGGCATCCATTGCTTGCACGAACGCTTCGCGGTCGGCAGCGGGCTTTGACTCAGCGCTCGCTGCATCCACCGTGATGCGGCGCACCATGTGGATTGGGTAAATCTCGTCGCCCGCCATGACGCCAAGAGGCGAAAGCCACAGGTCGGCGGCGTAACAGTCCTTACGCTCGGGCTCGTAGCTCTGAAGGTACGCCACGCGGTCGCCTCGGCCTGGAGCCTCGACGCTGTTGGTAAACACAACGCGCTTGAGCTTCACGGCGTCACCTCTCGGCGCGGTCGCATGGCCACATGGTCAAAGCGGCTGTCCTCGTCCTCAAGGCCAGCGGTCGCGAAGTCTTCAGCGTCTCGCGCAGGCTGCTCCACGGCAAGCTCCACTTCAAGCTCGCCCAGCTTGTAACGGCTTACGCCGTAAGCTCGCAGCGCCTCGAGCATCTCTCGCAGGTCAGTCGTCGTATGGGTCGAGTTCCGTTTCCGAGTCGTCATGTTCTCCAGCTCCTCTCCTTAGTTGCCTTGCAAGCTTGTCGGCCTCGTCTAGCTCCCACGGCTCCCAGCCAGCGGGAATGTCGCGAGCAACGCCAGCCTCGGGCTCTCCGACAGGCTGCGCCAACGCTAGTGCAGTTGCAAAGGCAAAGTCGCAGTGTCTACCACCTGCGCGCGGCAGCTCAATGGCGATGCCGCTTTGCGTCACACGCTTCCGCACTCGCCGAATGTCATCAATGAGTTCGCGAACGGGCGGCAGCTCCACGCCGCGCGAAAGCACAAGCGTGCGAAGCGACTCAAATAACTCCACCTTGCGGCTCGCCGTGATGGCCTCGGACTGCACATACAGGCCATGCCTTGCGCCGATGTCCGACAGCGCGTCTGCTGCCCACTGGTCGGTCGCAACGCGAGCGACGTTGTAAGGCCGCAGCTCCTCTGCCACCTCGCGCAGCACGTCGTCTGGCGACAACGGAGCGCCACGTTGTGCATGCCACTGTCTGGCGCAGCATACGGCAAGCTTGCCGCCAGCAAGGCGCGTTGCAACGACCAGCGTCCACGCATCGGCGCGAGTCGCTGGGTCCATGGCTGCAACGTAGTGATGACCGGGCACAGGCTCGAGCTCCACGGCGTCTCGCCTCGTCACGGCTGCCAGGTCGTCGGCAGCAAACATGCTTGCCTCCGGGTCGGCAAACTCGCCCAGCACGTCGGTGCGGAATGCCATCGGGTCGCGAGCGCGCAGCTCCTCGCAGCGCTCTGGCGTCCAGTAAACAGGGTTCATCGCTGGTCCAACCGCGCGAATGATGACGCGCTGCTGTGTCGGTGCCTGCCAGTGCTCGGACACGACCCGGTAAGCAGGCCCAAACGGGGCCCACGGCGAGCCGATGCCGCATAGCTGCGCGCCAGGAAGCAGGCGACCGCTTACCGCCGTGCGCGCATCATCAAAATTAACGACGCCATCTTCCGCGCCCGTCATGCGCGTGAACTCGTCAAAGACGACGCCAGCCGACCAGCGAGCGACGAGGCTTCCGCCAGCTCGAGCGCCTGCCACAATCTTGACCTCGACAGGCGACCCAGTTGGATGCCGGAACTGTATCGAATCGCTTGTGGCCTCGCCCACGACAAGTCGCGCAAGCGCAGGCGACGCCGTAGCGCGCCCCACGACATGCTGGTGAACGACTCGGGCCAAGTCGGTCGTCAGGCTTACGACGGACACGCGAGGAACCTCGCCAGGACCAAGCAAGCTAAGGTCGCATCGCTGAGTCGCGCAAACGCCCACGGCAGCCGTCATGAGCGACTTACCTGAACGGATAGGCCCGACAATGTAGAGCTCGGCTGGCCTTGCTCGAGGGAGCTTGCTCACGTCGCCAACGGACCACTTGAGCGTCGCGCGCTCGCGAATGTCGGCGGCAAAACGCTCTGGCCTGTCAAGTAGCGGCATCGTTGCCAGCTCGTCAAGCGGCCTGCCGTCAGCGATGCGGCAGATGGCTCGCTGAAGCGGTGTCGCTGTCGCAAGCCCGAACCCGTTGGGGCTCGTCAGCATTCGCTCAAGAGTGAGCGATGAGGCTTCAGTGCCTTGCGACTTGCGGGCTTGCAGGTACTGGAGCCTCTGCGCCGCTGCCTTCTGCAAGCTCTCGGAGGATTTCTTCTGCAGCATCCGTCAACCCGCGCTTTTCAAGCGATCTCGACAAGGCATCCAGCATCGTTTCGCGCTCATGGTCGAGCTTTGCATTCGCGCCACGGGTGTCGCCCCACACAAGCGGGAACCGTCGTTCCAAGTACCACTGAAGCGCCCGCCAATCCTTGTCGCCATGAGTGAGAATCTTCGTAACGATGTCTCGCTCGACGTTGGATTCAGCATGGCGAACGGAGGCGGAAAACTCTGCCCAACGCTCATCGCCTTCCGCGCCTTGTGCAATCCACTTGCGAAAGGTTCCGCTGTGAATGCCAACGGCAGCACACGCCGCCTCGCGCGACTGGCCTTCGCCAAGTAGCGCAATGAGTCGTTGCTGCCTTTCGACCGTAAGCTTTGTCCAACCCTTAGCCATTGCACATGCACACGAATTGCGTTTGTCGTGCCTTTGCCATCACTTCTTCGCGGCCTTCTTCGGCTTCACTTTCGCCGGGAGCTTCTTGTTCTTCGGCGTCTCTGCCTCGAACTTCTTCGCGACCTCGGGCTCCCGACTGTACAAGTAGCCGCGCTGCGCCTTCGACTTAAACGGCATTGCAAACTCTCCTCGCTGCCTTTCGCAGCTTTTCTAGGGCACGCTGTTCGACTTGTCGCGCACGCTCGCGCCCAACGTAGTCGATGCACTCCCCCACCTGCCACAGCGGCATCTCGAGCCAGTAACGGTCGTGAATGACCATTGCCTCTCGGTCGCTCAGTCGCGCAGCCGCCATGATGCGGTGCGCTAGCTGCTCGGCCACAACATGTCGCTCGCCTGCCGTGTCGGGCTCGACAA